GCAGAGTAATGAGCATTGTAGGTTCCAGAAATATAATCCTGCAGTTCTTTGAGGATTGTATCCTCATCATATTTGTACCGATTAGAATCGTTATTCATAGTGTTGTCAAAGATAGTAATTGTGCCCGCATTCAAATTTTGTTCATCTTCGGGACCGTACATAGTATCGTAAAGCAGAGACCAAGAATTAGTCATATTCTACACCTCTTCAAACAAAAATGCAAGTGACATTCTACGATTTTGGTTTTTTCATGAGAGGTGTAAGTCATAAATGTTGTAACTCATAGAAATTCTGGTCACATCACTTTTAAATGGATACACGCAGTGACCAAGATCAGAAGGAAACATATAAACATCTCCAGTTTTCGGTATTACTTTAGCATACCCAGGATTGAAGAATGATTTTGCATGAATAAACTCTAACATACCAGCAGCGAATGCATTGGTCTTACCAACCCATTGCTCTCTTTCTTTATCAATCTCTTCTGGGACATCAATGAATGCTATCGCACTTATTGTCCCATTGTGAACATGTAATGGATTAAACTCATGCTGTTTCATGTAATTAATCCATGGACCATCACCGAGGTGATAAGTAAACTTTGGAACTGCACCATATCGAACTTCTTTCAATAATTCTGTGAGGTGATGTTCAACAAAATTTGTGAACTCGGGATTGCCATCTAAAACTGCATTATTCTGAATTTCAATGTTACCAGCAAGATCATCTCCAGCAGAAGGAGCATCTACAGATTTAGCAGCAATATCTTTGAGCATCAAAAGATTTTCTTTTGATATAGCGCCTTGGTAGATCGGAGGACCAAAAAAATTGTGAATCATTTTATATCAAGAAAAAGTTTGAAGGTCAACTGTATTTTGATCGGGCATCTCAAAGTCAGCATCAACCTTGTCGTAAAGTTCAAGGAATGCCTGCTTTGTTTCATCATCAAAGCGATTTACACAGACCTGAATTGCCTTTGCCTTATCTTCAAAGATGCTGTATGCCTTCACAATATGAACCAGACGGCGGGTGCTAATGATTTCTTCAATGCCACCATCGTAGAAAGTCTTACGAATGATGTCCGCCCAATCAGCAAGGCGCTTACAGAAGTTCTCATCATCACAGAGTTTGTTGAGAATCTTAGTTTCAGTGGCAGTGGTAGGATACTCCTGCTCAAAGGTTACTGGGAATCGCTCAAGGAAGGCTTCATTGAGCACGTTAGTTCCAATGAATCGTCCGTCGTCTGAACCTTTACCTTTAGTGTTTGCTGTTGCGATGACGTTGAAACCTGCACTGGGGCGAACAAACTTGCCAATTTTTTTGAGAAATACTCCATTTCCTTCAAGGATACTTTGGAGACAGAGAATTTTATTAGAGGCGAGGTCAACCTCGTCAAGGAGCAGGACAGCACCCCGTTCGAGTGCTTCAATGACAGGTCCATTGTGCCAGACGGTAGCACCGTCAACAAGGCGGAAACCGCCAATGAGATCATCTTCATCGGTTTCGATTGTAATATTTACACGGATGAGTTCCCGTCCGAGTTGGGCACACGCTTGTTCGACAGAAAACGTTTTACCGTTACCCGAGAGACCCGTGATAAACGTAGGGTAGAATACACGGGACTGAATAATCTTTTTAAGATCACCAAAATTGCCAAACTTGACGAAGGAATCATCTTTTTCTGGGATGAGATTTTGAACTACAGCGGGCATTGCTGCAGGAGCATTGTAAGACACTTCTAGTTCCTGAACTGTCTCTTTAGTCACTTCAAGGTTCCACTTACCACGACTTACTTTACAACCCTGCTTTTCAAGGCGACGGGTGATACTCTGATAGTTACAATCATTCATAGCACACCATCCCCGAATGTCAGCAGAGGTGACTTCAGGACCATAAGAATCTTGGAGTGAAGCGATGATGGATGAGAGTTGCATGGGTGGTTTGTTTCAACATAGTAATTATACAAAAAAAGAGGGTCATATAGACCCCCTAGTGGACAGTTATTTAAGTGTCACATCACTTGGATCTACGGAGAGACCTCTTAGTTTCTTTTACAGGTGCGGGTGGTTCCAGTTCTACAACAGGTTCTGGTGCTGGTTCAACAACTGGTTCAGGTGCTGGTGCGGGGGCAGGAGCAGGAGCAGGTGCTTCCGCTGCCTTACCACGAATTAAATCTCCAAATCTGCTCATGGTCCTTGCGTAGTTTTCTACTATTTATTAAGCAACAAGTTCCACAAACTCGCCAAGGATTTTTTTATTCATTTTCTTAGTGCGAAGACTCTTGACAAAAGCACTCTTAATCTGAGTTTTTGTAGCATCTTCCTTCACTTCAAAACCAGTTTCCTGTGACAGAGAGTTAGCAGAGAGGGCAAAGTAACTATGGTATCCAGAATTTTTGATGGTAAATGCTCTTTCTTTACGCCATGAGAGTTCTGCCTTGTCATAATCATCGTTAAAGACACCACAATAACGGCGAATGAATGCTTTTGCATCCCTAGACTCAAGAACACGAATACCAATGAAGTTCATGTCAGGGAAAGTCGATTTCAAATCTTCAAGGAGAACATCAGTCATTTCATACCACTCTCCACCCAAAGAACGACTAATGCCAGTTTTTCTGTTCCGAAGGAAGCAGTGAGGACCAAGAGAATTAATACCAATAAATGGTTCAATCGCATTGCGGCGGAACAATTCGCGATGATATTTCAGAGGAGCTGCTTCACCGTCAGTAAGGATCACACACTGAACCTTTTGAAGTTTGTTATCACGCTTGAACTCTGGAAGAATTTGATGCAAGCAAACTAGAGTTTCATTCAGGGGAGTTCCAGAAAGATTCCAACCGATAGGACTTGGATAGGTAACCCAATAACGATGAGAGTATGCCACCCTGAAAACATTCTTCATCTGCTTTTCAAGTTCAGAACCACTAACTTTACTAGTGAAGATATTCATGAGAGAGAACCACTCTGGGATAGAAACCAATCCATCTTTAGGAGTATACGAACGCTCACGAACCTCTGATCCACCATGCTCATCACATTTGACAAGAGGATACTCACTGGTGAATGCATAAACATCAAAAGGAATAGACACTTTCTTACAGAACCACATCAGGTTAAAGAGTTGCTTGAGCGTGTCAATCAAGACTGTATTCATAGAAGCAGACCAGTCAAGAATGAATACCAACCCATGATTCTTTCCATCAGCAAGCGTGGTGACCTTCCTGAACAGATCCTCATTGTATTTGTAAGAGTGTAGTTTGGAGCAGTCCAAAACACCTGTGCGAGATGTTGTGGCACGGGCATATGAGTCTGCTGCCTTCTTGCACTCAAACTCCTTTACCAAATAGTTGACCTCTTTCTGAGCAGACTTCTTGAACTTCAGGTATTGAGTATCAATGATGTCAAAGGCATCACTCTGCTCATACTCATCCCAAACTTCAGAGCACTTTCCATGAACTTCAGCATTAGAAACAATGACCCTACTCAGGTCCACATGAGGAATTTCTACATATACATTCTCCAAACCTCGGTTGTCAACAAGGTCTTTCAAAGCATCCTCAAGTGCTTCCATGGTCTTGACTTCAACCTGATCATCAGTTTCTTCTGAACTAGTCCCCTCTTCATCTTGAGTATCTTGGGATTCTTGCTGTTGAGGAGGTGCCGGTTGATCATCATTCTCAACCTCTTCAGTTTGCTCCTCAGATTCTCCAGACTGACCTTGAGGTTGAATTTCTTGCTTCTGTTCTTGCTTCTGTTCTTGCTTCTGTTCCTGCTCACAGAACTTCTGAATCATTTCTGCAACATCAAGAACTTCTTCAAATGTCTCACAATCACCAACTTTCTTGACAAGTTCAACTTCTTCTTCAGTGAAGGGAACAACCTCAAAACTACCAATCTTGTAATAGAGATTGATTTTGTCGGCAAGATTGTAAGAGTTCAAGTCATCATCACCAATAGCAAAGAAGTCCTGTTCCGAAAGTTCGTGATATCCACGATAGAATGACTTGGAGATGCCAGCGTAACGACGCTTCATCAACTTCTCAATACGAGCATCCTCAACAACATTCACAATCTGAGGATTGATCCGCCTGTCTTTGATCCAGTTGATATCAGGTGTGTAGAGGGCATGACCGACCTCATGACCGACCAGCATGTCATAGACCACACCACTTGCTTTCTCCCACATAGGGAGCGTCAGAACGCGACTGTGGACGTTGAAGCAGGCAGTCTCCACTTTCTTGTGCTCAACCATCAAGTCCTCGGTGGCAAGCAACTTGGCAAGTTGAGACTTGATTTCGTGGCGGACGGTCATGGGTCTGATGCGTATGGACCTATTATACAAAAAAAGGAGGTCCGAAGACCTCCCAGTGGACAGTTTGGAAACTGGTCACTCACCTTTAAGTTTAGTAGTATATTTCTTTCCACGCCAAGTGAACTCTTTCTCCCCAGCAGCACGTTTAGCAGCAAAGGTCTTATCAAAATCTGCAGCAGCTGCTCTCCTTCTCTGTGCATTTGCTTTAGCAACCTCATGCTTTTCATCATTAGCAGCAGCAGATTTTTCACCTGTTGGTTCAGGTTTTGGTTGAGATGCTGCTAGTGTTTCTGCCCTCTGCTGAGCAAGTTTTGTATCCCTCTGCTGCTGCCTCTCAGCACGTCTTGCATTACTTTCCTTATTAGCAGTATCAACTAATGCAGCAGAACCAGCAACTGTACCCACAGCACCAGCAGTAGCTCCAACTGGTAAAGCGGATTTTCTGACGGTATTAATAACTCTATCAACTTTAGATACGGGTGGTTTAACATCCCTACCAAGATTTTGTATTGATTTACTAAGAGAATCTGGTATTGGAGGTTTGGGTGCTGGTAAAGGACTTGTTGCCCCAAAACCAGATGTATTTCCTGGAAGACCCAAATTAGGATTTCTAGTTACATTCCTTAAGTCTTGCGCCCTGTTAGAGGTTCCAGGAATCTGCATCTGTCCTGGAGATGTTCTAGGTGGTTTAACTGGTTGTGGAAGTGCAGAACTCGCAGCAGGAACAGGATCAGTTCCAGTAAATGGTGTTCTTCCTCTAGTGAAATTCTGAGCAGTTCCTCTGTTTGTTAGAAGTCTTCCCTGAACAGGAGTGCCAGTAAGTCTCTTTGTTGTTGCTTTTACTGCTTGCTTGGCAGTAGGTGTCTTTAAAATGCCAGACATCATTCCGACTGCCTTAAGCATATTAAGAATTGCCTTACCCCTATTTTCGGTGAGCAGTCCATACTCATGGACATTTGCTTCGTAGAGATGGTTTACAACTTCGATTGCTTCATCATCCTCAATACCTCTTTCAATAAGATATTGATACACCTCTTCGTAAAAGTTCTCCATCTCTACAAATACTTTTTAAGTATTTAGGAGACTACTTTACTGAACCCTTTGATCTTATCAAACTTGACTACATTTTCAAATTTGTCAAGCATATCTACTTTGTGGGAGATAACAAAAATGTTTGCGTCCTTGATGACATAACGAATAATCTTTAGGAACTCATCGGTTCCAAAACCATCAAGAGATGAGTCAAACACCTCATCCATAATCAACAGGTTAGTGTTAGCGGAGTTTTTGACACGCGCTACCTCACGCCAGGTGAAGAGTAGGGCAAGGTCTATTCTCATCTTTTCACCCTCACTAAAAGAACTATAAGAAAAGTCTTCGTGAATAGGGGACTTGATGGACTCGCTAAATTCTTCGTTCAGATGGAAGTTAATGTAAAAATCCATCATCTGAAGATAACGATTAACCTGTTGATTGATGAATGGGAGATACTTCTTGATGATTTTTGTTTTTACGCCGTCATCCTTTAGAAGGGAGTAGGCAAAATCGTGATAGACGATTTCTTGTTTTTTGTCTGCTAATTCTTCAATTGTCTTGTGGAGATTAGTTTTAAACTCTTCTAACTTCTCATGTTCAGTATTTCTGTTCTGTAAGTTACTGGCAATAGTTTGAATTTCATGTTCAAGTTCTCGTATCTGTCTCTGGTTGAGGTTAATCCGAGTATTGTTCTGAGAAATGTCATGCGTTAGACTAGTGATCTCCTGCGATAGGTCGTTGAATTGACGCTCTCTATCTTGTTCAAACTTAATGGCGTTAACGAGTTCATCGTAACCTTCCTTTAGTTCCTTTGCTTTATTTTGAGCGTCACTAATTCTATTTAAGCGAAACTCTTCCGCTATATCCTGCTGACAGGTGGGGCATACCGTATTCTCCGTGAAGAACTGGTGTTCTTTGGTAATTGTGCCTACCTTTTGAGAGATTTTGCCCTTTAGATTGTTTAGTTTTGATAACTTTTGCCTTGCGCCAGTAACCGCCTCTTGCTTCTCAGTTTTGCTCTTTACATCTTCTTCCAAAGAGGTGTTCGTCTCAATATACTCATCAACTTCTCCCATCAGAGAAGTGATTTTTTCTTTGTTGGATTTGATATTTTCTTTTCCACGGTTCTCAAGTTCTTCAATAAAGTTGCTCTGCATCTTCATCTTATCTTTGAGATTTTCTCTCTTCAAATCAAGAGATTTAACCTGACCCTTCTTCTCTTTGATAGTATCCTTGACAATATTATTCATCGCAGAGAAGATGCGAATGTCAAGCAAATCCTCAATAACTTCACGACGTTGAGATGTGCTGAGTTGCATGAAAGGAGTGAACCCAGCAGAACCCAGAATTACAATCTGAGTAAACGACTTATAGTTTAACTTAAGAATATTTTCTTCAAGGATGCGTTGCATGGAGCGATCATCTGCTTCCTGATGCAACTTAGTTCCATTTACAACGATGTCAAATACACTGGGTTTGATACCCCGACGAACCAGGTATTGACGAGAGTTTACAGAGAACTCAATTTCAACCACACACTCCCTCTCATTAGAAGTGTTGACAAGTTGAGGTTTATTGATTTTGCGATATGGTTTATTGAATAAAACAAAAGTTAGAGCATCCAGAACAGTTGACTTACCTGCTCCGTTTGTTCCGACGATTAAGTTGGTGCTATTACCTTGAAAGTCTATTTCGGTATATTGATTGCCCGTTGACAGAAAGTTTTTCCACTTAATCTTTTGAAAGGTTATCATTCTTTGGAGGTATCACAATATCGTTCGGTGTAATCACCGCGTATCTGTAATTATACAACCTACAGGTTCTTATGGCAAGTGGTCCATCAACCTCCACAACTTCTAATTCAGTAGGGTCTTCCTCTTCTTCAAGTTGCATCGCATATCTTTCAGCATCATCTTCTTCCTCAAACAAAAACAAGACTTTCTCACCGTTCTTGTTTTGAACGGCATATGCACCCTCTTGTTTTTTGTCTTTAAGGGTAAGAAGAAACATTACTCAACCTCGCACGCTTGATTATAGATTTTCTGCAGAATACCTTTGATGATACTTTTATCACAGTCCATTTCTGCTTCATCAATATATCTATTCAAAAGCGAGATTGTGTTTTCCGAATCGTCTGCCTCAAACTCTTCGTTCTCTTGGATTTCAAAGTTATCAACAATCTTGAGTTCTTGAACTCCGATACTGTAGAGTTTGTCAAGAAATTTCTCAAAGTCTTTAGGTTTCGTCTTTTTCTTAACAATAACTTTTACAATCTTTGCCTTGTATTTGGTGGCATCAAAGAGTTTGTAATTCGTATCTTCGTAGTAGATGTTGTAGAAGATGCTGTAAGGGTTGTCAACGTGAGAATGCTCTAAAGTGTCAGTATCAAAGATTGTGAACCCTCTGGGGTCATTCACGTCGTTCCAGAACATTTCATAGGGGTTGCCTAGGTAGAAGATTCGTCCGTCGTCTGATCGTGTATGGTAGTGACCCGAAAATACCCGCTTGAACTTCTCAAATAATTCGCCCTCCATACCGTCTTCCATGATATGACCGCGATGCGCTCTAAATCCGTTGAGCTCAAGGTGCCCCATCGCGCAGTCGCTAGTTGAACCTTTAATAGAAAGGATACTCTTTTCAGTATTCTCTGCATTGATCCAAGGAATAAACAGAACTTGTAGTCTATCTAGCATGACCTCAGTGCATTCTGAGTAGACTTTTACATTTTCATATTCTTTCAGCAACAAATCTACAGAATTCACTTCATTCGTGTTCTTGTAGTATGCGGTATGATTACCGACAATAGTATGGACTGTGACGCCCATGTCTCTCAAACGATTGTAATATGTCTCTTTCGCCCAGTCAATCGCCCACAGATCAATACTCCGACGATTGTCAAAAGTATCTCCCATATCTACAACAGTAGTGATGTTATGTTTTTCTAGATACGGGAAGAAAATATCATCATAAAATCTTTTGAAATGATCGTGAAGAAACTTAGAAGACTTCCGTGCTCCAAAGTGTTGATCTGTGATAATGGCAATCTTCATCTATTCTTATAAGTGATGTTATCCTTAATCGTATTGTAATCGGAACTAGTGCCAGCAAGAGCAGTGTCATCAACCATCATGACTTCATCAAACCCAGTCTTTTCAATGATCTTAGTCTTGATCTCCAGTTGCTTCTTCTCCTTCTGGATGCGTCTCAGAAAAGCGTAGTGAATAATCTGCGTAAAGTAAGCAAACGGGTTCTTAGACTTCTCTGGGTCAAAGTTATGAATGTATTGGACACAGTTCTCAATGCCATCAGAGATCATGTCGTCTCTGAACATATAGTTGACAAAGTTTGGTTTATAAGAAAGGTGTGTGGCAATCTTTAGAAAACATTCACCCAAGTAATTACTGATTGGTGGTTTTCCTTCCCAACGCTTTGAGCGGTCTTCTTTGGTAGGTTCTCTACCGTACTTACTAACAAAGTCTTCTTCTACTTTTGATCTGTAAACAATAAGTGCTTCTAATAACTCTTTGTTGTTTACATAATGCTCGGATCTCTTTTTAACCATAACATCACTTTATTGAATATACTTGATGTTTATATTATAACACATAATCAAGGCTTGACAAGATGTCCAAATGTGAGTAGAG